TAACTTGCCTGGTGAGTATCCACGAACAGGGCATGTTGATAGGTTAGATTATTTACCAGCAGAGAAAGCATTATGTGTTGTGGAATATAAGACTGGACGTTCTTATGATTTGTCCAAAGATAGGACCTTGACGAGTCTAAGAGCGGAAACAGGTTGGTATGCAATTATCCTTAACAAACTTAAGATGTATGATTTACCTGTAACACATTGGGCTTGTATAAATCCAATGCTAAAACAATATCATGTTGAAAGATTCCATTCAATGTCATTAAAGGCAGTTGAGAATCAATATAATAAATTGGTGAAAAAGATTAAAGCAAAAGGACCGTTCGAGAAGAACTTAAGTCCATTATGTGGTTGGTGTAAATATTCGAATGATTGTTTGTATAGTTTCGGTGAAGGAGATTTTGATTTAAATGGATTGTAAGTTTGAAGTAAAAGAAGGTAAGATGTATATAACTACAGACGATTATTGGTACGTTATAGATACTGTTACGCATTCGTGTACAGCTATTAGTGTAGATGAAGTAATAGCAGCTCAGGAAAAGAAGGTAGAAGAAGATGAATGACGAAGTGAGGAAGAAAATAGCTGAAATGACTGACGAGGCAGACGCTTTGCTTTTCGGTTCAAAAGATCAGGATTACAATAGCGGATCAGTTGACATATCGGATATGTTCCCATTTGGATGGTATAGTGCCTATACTTTTATGAATAAACATTTAAATAGATTATTAAGCTTATATTCTCCTAATGCAAAAGAACCAAACCACGAGTCTATAAAAGATAACTGGTTAGATCTTTTAAATTATGTAAGACTAGGATATGCAATATTATCCGTGAAAGGGGAATTAGAGCAAGTAGAAGGTGTATGGAAAGATGACTATGAAACGAAAGAAGAAGAAGAAGGGAGGTAAAGGAGATGGCTATTAAATATACTCGTTTATTTAAAACTACGTTTAGTTTTAGACATTTCATATCTAAAGACCGACCTGAATTGGTTGACAAGGCTTGTCTTAAACCACATAATCATTTAGATGCATATTTAGAAGTTAGAGTTAAGACGAAAGATTGGGTCGACTTTAAAGACATTAAAGTAGCAGTGTTGGGAAGTTTAGATCATTTAGGTGAACCAGATGAGTCTAAAGATAAAATTAGATACATTGGTGGAATGGATACAGAAACTCTAGTAAAAGAATTACAAAAATTAATCCAAGTCGAATTATTACTTAAACATAAAGACGCGAAGGTGGGCTTACGAATTTGGGAGACTGGAAAGTATGGTATTGAAGTTTGAGCAAAGAAAATGTTTGGTGTCATACTTGCAAAGGAACTGGTCAATATCGGAGACGGGATGAAATTGGAAGAGTCACAATCGCCAATTGTAGAAGATGTTCCGGCAAAGGTAGAATCAGTGTTGAAAGAGGAAGTCCTGAGTGGAAAGCTGGAAAAGATATTGTCACCGGCCAATGGCCAAACAACCCAAACAAAGAATACCGTTAAGTGTTGTAAAGTTAATTGGGGCGAAGAAGTTTTAAGATGCTTACATTGCGGAAAGCATTTAAGAGAATGAAAGAGAGACCAGAATGGGCATGGTTAAGAGATGAAGATGAAAATGAAGAATCAAACGAATGCGACTGAAAAATCATTAGGCTGGGGAGAAGAGGCTTTATATTTATATGAAAGACCTTATCCTACAATTAATGGTGAAGGTAATTTTATAGGACAAAGCTGTATCTTTGTTAGATTTCAAGGATGCAACGTAGGCTGTTCCTGGTGTGATGCAATGTCTACTTGGCCTGGAAAGAAAGGTAGTAAACCTTTAGGTACAAGATATACATTTGAAGACTTGGAACAAATATTTATGAAAGAGTTTTGGAATGTAGATCGTATTTGGTGGACTGGTGGTGAACCAACAGAGTTCTCAAAAGATATATTACATTTCATAGAATGGTTTGAAAAGAGAAATCCTAATCATAAAAAGATATGGCATATGATTACAGCAGGAGAAGAAGTATATGTTCCATTACTTGATAAATTAGATTTCATTACTATTGATTTAAAACCTCCAGCTAGTAGAGCATTTAAAGGAGATCAAACAATCCAGAATGAATTTATTGGTGCTTGTATAGAAAATGAAACTTTAAGAAATAAAATTGAATTTAAAATGGCTGTAGCAAAAACTAAAGAAGATATTACATATGCTTTGAACCAAATTAAATTCTTTGATCCTATTAACGTTACGATTCAACCTGTCATGTGGTCAGAAGCTGAAGTTAAAAAGAATAAACAATATGCAGAGACTTTAAAGGATTATAGTCTGTATCTTGAAAAGTTCCAACAACCAGCACATGAGACGGGTGAATTGCCTACTGGATGGGTTTCTTATCAAGAGTTCGCCGAAACGTTTTTAAATTCAGTTCACACAAATAATTGTAGAGTATTATGTCAACTTCACAAAATATATTGGCCAGGAGAGATGGACGGGATATGAAAACCGAAAAAATAGAAAGACTGATCGAAGAATTAGTTGATGTCATGGGTTGGGATAAAGATATTAACTTTAATGACACACCAAAACGATTTGCTAAATGGCTCGCAGTTTATCAAGGTTTGTCTAAAAAACAAATCGATGAATCGTTATGTGATCATTTTAAAGCTACGTTCCCAACAATTAATAATGGCTTAGTGGTACAAGACCCAATTAAAACGTTTTCAATGTGTCCACATCATATGTTGTTGATAGAATACGACGTATACATAGGATATGTTCCAGAGGGAAAAGCAATAGGACTTTCAAAGCTCTCTCGCATTGCTATTGATCTTGCAAGATATCCTTGGATACAAGAGGATTATACTTCTGAGTTGGCAAACGTTTTACACAAAGGTTTGAATTGTAAAGGGGTAATGGTTGTTTGTAAAGGCATTCACAACTGTATGCGTGCTCGGGGAGTTAAACAACCTGAGACTGTAACTACCACAAGTAGTTTAACCGGTGTATTTGCAAAGCCACCAGAAGGATTTAATCCTCGACAAGAATTTTTAGATTTATTAAATTTAGGTAAAGCATAATGGCCGAGATTAGGCATTGTGAACATACAGTTCCTTGCAGTGTGTGTGATATTGTTCTTTGTCAGCATTGTATAGAAGATTGTGCAGGATGTGGAATGGAAGGTTGTAAAGGATGTTTTGATTCTCATTTAAAAAGATGCGATGAATGTCCTGGTGACTTTTGTCCAGAAGAAATGAAACAAGTAGATGGAAAAACAGTTTGTCCTATGTGTAAAATAGGAATGGAGTTATACTAATGAATTTTATGGAATGGGGTAAATCAACAAGTGAAGTTATGTCAACTGCAAGAAAGTTGAACTTGTCTAAGACACTAGTAATAATATCTGGTGGAATGGATAGTGCAACTTGTTTAGGACTAGCCAAATCTTGTTCTAAAGAAGTAGGTTGTATAACTTTTGATTATGGTCAGACACATAGTAAAGAAATTATATGTGCTAGAGAAGTTGGTTGGGAATATCAAGCTGATGTGAAAACAATTGACTTGAATAATCTAGCAAGTAATTTTGTTACAGCATTGAGTAAAGATTCTGATATTGAAATACCAGATGGTGCAACTTCAGATGTTCCACCAACTTATGTACCATTTAGAAATACTATAATGTTAGCTATTGCAGCTGGATATGCACAGTCATGGGGATATACTGATATCTTTTATGGTGCTAATATTATTGATTATTCTGGTTATCCTGATTGCAGACCAGAATACATAGCAAAAGTAAACGAAGTAATCAAAACACATACAAATGATATTTTTGTACATGCACCAATTGTGTATCTTACAAAAGCAGATGTAGTTAGATTAGGAGAGGAAGTAGGAGTACCTTGGGATAAGACTTGGTCTTGTTATCGGGGTGGATTAAACGCTTGTGGCAAATGTCCAAGTTGTGAATACAGACTCTTAGGTTTCGGCCAAGCAGGAATTAAAGATCCAATCGCTTATGATGAAGGAGTAGAAACATGGCCGCAAAAGACATAGAGATTGTTGTTGATTCCAGAGAAAAAGTTAAACAAAGAACTTTACTTAAACATAACGGAATAGAATTTACAGTAAAAGCTTTATCATGTGGTGACTATGCAGCTTATGCTGATGATGGTAAAGTTACAATAGAAAGAAAAGCAATTTCTGATTTTATGCAAAGTCTTCTATCGGGTAGATTAGAAGATCAATTAAAACGATTAGCTTCAGAACCTATACCAATTTTACTTATTACAGGTAGTTACAAAGAAGTAGAAAAGTATTACAAGAAGAGCAAGATAACCGAAGAACACGTTCAAGGTGCAATTGCGAGTGCAATAGTTAGATTTGGATTAAGAAGTGTAATTTGGATACAGGATGGTTATTCTGATCCACATAATGATGGTTTGATGGTGGCTACGAAACTCTTGAAAAAGATTGCAGAAGGGAAGCTGGATCAGATTAAAGATAGAAGAATAAAACGAACTGAAAATCCACAAAGAGAAGTGGTTAAATTATTATTAAATGTTCCGACTGATGTCGCACAAAATCTTTTAGATAGATTTTCTACAGTAAGATGTATAGTGAATGCAGATGATAATGAATTGCTTAAAGTTCCAGGAATTGGTCCAAGTAGATTACAACGTATTAGATTCATGTTGGATAATGTGATATCAAAATGAATCTGTTTAAAAAGTATCCACAATTATATGTGATAGTTATCCCAGCAATAATCGTACCAGTAATGCTAATAACTACTTTTACAGTAATGGGAATAGAAGTGATAATAAGATGACTGATGTATATGAAGCAATATTAAATGAATTAGAGGCCAGGAATGTAGCTTATGCTAGAAAGTTTCCACCATACTATATTTCTTCTTTAGGTTGTCACATATTTAATATCATGAATCAGCAAAAAGGTATTTATACAGAAGCTGGTTTGAAAGTTAACACTAGACAACATATTATCCTTGTTACGGTTCCAGGTTTCGGTAAATCATTTTGGCTTAGACAATTTTTAGAAAATGAATTAAGTCTAGTAAAAGGAACAAAGATAGGTTGTACTTTTGAATCGCAAATGTCAGAAGCAGGATTTGTAGGAACTGCTAAATTTAATTCTGAAGGCGTAGCACAAGAGTCACCTGGTTTATGTAGAAATGAAAGTAATAGTATAGTAGGAATAGAAGAATTTTCAGCTATATCTGCTGCAGTAAGTCAAAATTATAATGCAGGATTGGATACAGCTTTACTTACAGCATTAGACTCGGGAATGGTTAGGAAAAGATTAGCCGCAGGTAAAATAGAATATCAAACTAACCTTTCTTTGTGGACTGGAGTTCAACCTGCAAGATATGAATTGAGCAGTGGATTAGCTAGAAGATTCTTATTCCTATTACTTATTCCTAACTTTAATGATATTAAACAATTCAAATTGAATAGAAGAAGTAGTAAGAATGTAAAGACTAATACTTTAACATTGGGTAAACTTAAAGCTGCTATTAATACACGGTATGATGATATTATGAAAAAATTAGAAAAGGTAGAATTTGATAGAACTGTTTACAAAAAGCTTGATGAATTAGATGTAGTACATTATGAAGAACCATTATATGAACGAATTGCCTTAGGGTATTGGCTTATGAAAGTAAAAGAAATGCCAAAGACTTTGACAATTAAAATGGATCCTACACTAGATGCTTTATTTGATAATGAGAAAGGAGATAGATTTAAGATTAAAAGAGGAACACAATTAGCACAAGTATGGGCCTTAGTACAAGATGTAGGTAGAATAAGTGAATTGAAACTAAAGAATCATTTATTAGACTTTGGTATGGATTGGCAAGATGCATCTGATTTAATTATGACTTTGATTAAATTGAAATGGGTTAAGAAAGAAGTTAATGGTGATATAGTAGCCATTAGGGATAAGAAATGATCGGTGATTTAGGATTTACATTAATTTGTATGGCCTATTTCTTCGGTGGACTCACGATAGGTTATTATATCCCAAAGTGGAAAGAAAGTAGAAAAAAGAAAGGTGACGGAAGATGGGATTAGGATGGTTTAAGAATCTAGGTGGATTATTAGAAAGAGAAGAATTTGATCTACCTAATGATGCTGAAATACAAGCTTGGGCAGATTCAATTCAAGCTGAATTAGTCGGAGCACAAGGAAGTGAAAAGACTAGATTATTATATACTTTAGCTAATGCAATGATTTTTCTTAACCAGATACAAGAGAAAAAGAAACCTAAAAAACCAATTGTAAAGAATGATAAAGGTAAATGGGTATGGGTATCTGATGAAGATGTACAAGAAAAACACGAGTTAGATGATAAATGAGTGATTGGGGTTCAGGTAATTATCCAATCGAACCTTGTCCTAAATGTAAAAAGAAAGAAGGTTACAAGTGGACTTGGGGAAAGAATGACGGTCATTCAAAAGGATATTCTACTTGTAAAGGATGTGGAGCAAAATTTTGAACTTTAATTTATTCTATCTAGTACCAATTGTTCTTATGTTTATTTTAGTTATGTTTATAGCTTCACATAATACACCAGCAGATACACATCCTATTAGGGATTGTATCGCACCAAATATAGGAATGACTAATCCATGTCCGTAATGTATGAAGACGAAGATACTTGGGAAAAGCATTACAAGGAATGGAAACGTTTACTTCCTAGTATAACTCAAGATTACAGACTTAGAGTTTTTAAAAGATTAATTTCTGAATACGAAAATAAAGGATAAAAAAGAAGCAGGGCTGGCTCGTAACACCAGTCTTCTTTTTCAAGTGTGCGTACTCACACTACCCTGCTTTTGTTAATGAGGTAAGGGGAGTCCCATTAACGTCGGGAGTAACTCTGACTAGTATAATTCGTCGTCGTGTCCGCGTACTCTCAATGCTGTCTTGATACCTTTGTTAGCAAAGAAACTTACACCAGCTATTGATAATAGTGTTGGTATAAAGTTACTTGTGTTGATTTCCTGACCTAAGCCAGTTATCACTGTGAACGAGGTAAAGACACCAATGATTACAGAGTATGCGAATTTTCTATTATTCCAAGATTCTGCAGCAGTTGCAAGATATCCAGCGACAGCTATTAAAGCTCCCATACCGATACCGACTGTGCCTTGGAGTATTAATTGTTCAAAACTCATATTCAATCACCTAATTGATGTTGTTATCATTCATTTTGCGGAGTAAGTGGCCTAATATATCTCCCATAGATCTTGACCTAACGTGCGATACGGCAGTATCATTTGATTCTAAAATCAAATTTACTGTATCACTTTTGATAGTTATTTCCATTATACGGAATTTACCATCCAGTTCCTGTTCTGGTTTCACAATACGGATAACATCCCCTGTTTCCATATCGAATCTTACGTATTGTGAGAATGGAACTGTTGCTTTAACGACTGGTGTGAGAATTTTATATTCATCTAAAAGCTTTTCAGCTACACCTGTGGCTTGTGCCATGCTAGTAATCTGTTTATCAGTTACTACCATTTCGTAAATATATTTTAGGTCAGTATCAGTTTCTGCAATACTCTCAATTTGAGTATTAGTACTTTCTTCTTTTCCTAAAATATTTACTTGGTTTGCAACATTATCAACTGAAATTTCTGGTACAGATTCAACCATTACATCTAATACCTTGTCTAACGTTTTTCCTTTAGATCTAAACGTTTCAAGATAGATTATATGATTTTCACTATCAGCCCATAAATCTAGTTTTGCTGCTTGAGCAATTTTCTGAAGTGCTTGCCAGTGATTACGATATTTGAATTCTATGTCTATAACCTCAGTAGAGGTATTTGGACCGAGTTCCCAAGCCATACCATCTGGCATATCTTCATTTGCTTTTGTTAAAATTTCTTGTGCTAACACATTGACCGCCGTCGAACTATAACTGAGTTTAGCACTATTAAAGGGATAACGGGCAACTACACCCGATAGATTTTCAACATTCTTATATACTTGGTTCGCTTTCGTACTATCCAAGGTAACGTTATAAATTCGCCACTCATCCATGTGACCTGTGAACCTATATGATCCAGCTTTACCACCTAAGGTCATTACATTATTATTTAAAGTAGTTGCTGATAAATTATCTGCATCAGTTGTTGTAGAAACTTCAGCACCATCTACATAAAGCTTTAACCCTGAGGCTGAGAGAGAGGTAGACTTTGTCACAAAAATATGATGCCATTCTCCATCTAGGAGATTTGTAGTATATCGTTTTTTAAGTTCGTTAGAGTTTGCAGTATTACATAAAGAGACACATAGATGATTGGATGATGAGAAATAAATAGAAAGCCCAATAACGCCATTTAATTTCTGATAGAGGTATTGTAATGAACCGGTGTTGGAAGATTTAATCCATCCTCCCATAGAGAATGGTTGATTATTTTCAAAGTCAAAAGAAGCTTCATCTGCAGCATTGCATTGAATTTCATTAGAACCTGTAAAATTAAAAGCTTTAGCATATTTACCATCTACATAGGTAGCACTACCACCTTGCATTTCAAGTTCAAGATTATCAGCATTATAATTTACAAGACTACCTGAACGGAATATTCGTCTAGTTAAATGCCAAGCATTTTCTTTAGCAACAACAGTAATTTGATTCTTGCCTAAAGATTTACTTGTAATAATTCCTTTAAAAGGAGTTAGAAAGGGTATGGAAATATTTCTTTCCAGTACCACATTAATTCTTTCTTCTGGTTGGTTTGGTAAAGAAAACCTTACCGTTTTTATTTCATTAAGTTTATCAGTAATAGTCCAATTGGATATATTACTAAATGCTGCTCTTTTCTTATAAGGATATTGACCAGCAGTATCAGTTGCAGCTGATGTATTGTATTTTGCAGTAAATGAAGAACTACTCATACAGTTTTCTCAGCGCCGCATACTTTACATTTAACCTTGCCGTTGATTACTTGTGCTCCTTTGAACCATAAACCACATTCACATGCAGATGTATGAATTCCGTCAGAACCAATTGTATCTTCAGCTTCGGATCGATTAATTAAAGGCATTACTCTATCACCACCACAAGACTTTTAGGAAATTCAAAATTGTATTCTGGCTTTTGCCTGACAGTAGTAGCACTTCCTGTGGTATACTTTACAGAAAAATTAACAGTGGTCATCTTAATAGAATCCCGTAAGTTAATGTAGCTGTATCGCCACTAGAAAGTGTAACTGTAGTATTTAATAATCCTCTTGCAAATAAATCACCGCTAGCATGAGGTGCAAACCAAACTCCTAATTCAGCTACAACAGCTGGTCTATCATAATCACCTGCTGCGATTAATCTAGAAAAAGTTAATGTGTTAGTTGTTCTAGTTCTTGAAGTAACTGCTTTTCTTACTTGTGCTGCAGTAGTACTACCTCCCTGTTTACAAGTTGTATTGAGATCAGTATCTCCAACTGCCGGTGTTGCGGTTCCTGTGCCACAGGAGAGATAGTTTATTGTATTAGTATGAGCGCCTATTAATAAATCACCTAATTCATAAACACCTGCATTAGTAATTATATTTTCAGTTTCTTGTTCGTGTTTAAGATTACCATCTTTATCGAATACTTTTAAAGTAAAAACACCATGATGTGGTAAGATCATATCTTCGTTTTGTTTATGGACCATAAATTTCCCTCGGGCTCCTTAACTCGTTCTCTCTATATAAGCAACTTGTATATAATTAGGTAATGATGTAGCAGCTGCGTGTTGATGTCCTGTACTACTAGTAACAGCTGGATCAAATGTTGTAGTCATTATATCACCAGGACCATGTACGTGTTCTCCTAATCTAGTTCCTGCAGTAGCTCCAGCTGCGCCAGGATTTCCTCCTGAGCCACCTGAATCAGTGTTACCAGAAATAGTATGAGTATGATGAGCAGTTAAAGTATGAGTATGATTTTGTGAGGCATGTTGATGTGTATCACTACCGCCTGTGCTAGAAGCACTATTGCCAATTTTAGGAAATTTATTTAACCAATTAGTAGTACCATTATTACCATCTGTTAATACAAAGCCTGTAGGGATACTAGCTAGAGTATTTTTCCACATACAAATACCTGATTTAGGTATTCCCGGTTTTCTCATTGAGACTATATCTCTTCTTGCAACTCGAACTTTAAACCAAGCAGGATCTCTTGCTATTGCTATCTCTGAATGTGCATCACTAGTTCCTGTACTACCAGTTGCAGTATCACTAGAAATAGTAGTTCCTGATAATCCGTGTGTATGTCCACCACCAACAGTAACAGTTGCACTACCAGAACCAATCTTAGCTGTGTTATTACTGCCTGGTCCTGTAGCTGAAGGCAATGCATGAGTATGACTTGCTAAAGTAAAAGTATGATTATGTCCAGCTACTTCACTGTGTGTGTGAGTTGATTCTCCTCCTGTCTGACCAGGAGTATTTGTAAATTTAAAAAATTTATCATTACCAGTTGTATCAGCAGCATATCCTGTATGAAGAGATGAACTTTTCCACATCAGACAAGCTTTATGTGGTATCTGATGTGATGATCTTAAATTATAAACAGAAGTTTTCTTTATAGCTAAATAAGTATAATAAGGAGGATCTGCTGTAGCTGTAGCATCATGTTGATGGTCTCCACCAGCTGCTGTATCTAAATTAACAGTAGTTGCATTAGTATCATACTCGTGATAATGTATTCCTGCTGAACCATTATATGAACCATGTCCAGCTGAACCTGTATAAGTATCTGTTTGTGCATGATGAGCATGGCTTACATTACCATCGTGTTCGTGTGTACCCGAAGTAGCATGCTGATGTGCAGCTGTAGTAATTTCACTACCAGGATTAACACCACTAGCAGTATTTCTAGGCATTTTATCGTTGTTACTTTCTATAATAAATTTAGAAGGTACAGAACTTAAACCTGTAAATAATATAAGGTTTTGAGGAATATTATTTTTTCTAATACTTCTTGTCATAGCATTCCGAACATAAAATAATTACGTCGTCATCCTCTTTAATAATTTTAGGAGGATTTTCAATTACTTTATTAATTTCAAGTACTTTCTCACCAGTTGTAAATTCTATTGTATGTGCTGATTCTTCATGTTCATGCCATAAAGCTTGACCACCATCAGCTGTTTCAAATTTACAATCATTGCATTTAAAATATGGAATTGTTTGTTTCATTTCTTTAAGTGTTATTTTACTTTCTAAATCAGATTTACAACTCTGACATTTCTTGGGAACAACGCCACCATCAACTTGTAATAAATTACCCACTTTATCTTGTTGGGTTCGTTTATTAATTAATTTCCATTCCATTAAGATCCCCAGATTTCTGTCATATCCATAGTTGCTGTTGAAGATGAGTTTGCAGAATCTAAGAATAATTCTATAGTATGTCTACCTGCAGCTAATGATGAAACATCAATTGTTCCTTTTACTATTGCATAGCTGGTTGAACTAGAAGTTAAAACTAATGAATCACTACCAGCACCATTAAGTCTTACTCTCAAAGATGCAGCATGAGAACCGTTAGATGATTTTATTCTAGCAACTATTAAAACTAAATATCCAGCCCAAGTAGAATCGTGTTTTATTACATCAATATCTTTTACTTGTGTAGCT